GATTTTAACAGTAAGGACAACAAGGAAGTTGAGGTTCTGAGTGTGATGGACGAGGACGGTACCGTTTATGCTACCAACAGCGTAACCTTCAAGAAGGACTTCCTGAACATTGCGACCCTGATGGAAGGTGAAGATTTCTCTGTCGGCGTCACTTCTGGCACTTCTAAGGCTGGCCGTGAATTCATTACCTGTACCCTTCTCTAAGACAATATGAGCCGCATTTATTTAGATAGCGGCTACCTGAATATCCATGAACTATTGAGCCGTTCCTTGCCCTTCAATTTTGCAGTTGGAGGGCGAGGGACAGGCAAAACCTATGGGAGTTTGGTTGAATGTCTGGAAGCAAAAAGAACATTCCTATTCATAAGAAGAACGCAAGCGCAAGCTGATATTGTAACAAGACCTGAATTTTCACCATTCAAGCGAATATGTGAGGACAGGAATTTAAACATTAGCTGTTCACCTGTTACAAAATATAACAGTGCGTTCTACTACTTCAAAGAAAATGAAGATGGAAAGCAGATTCCAGACGGTAAGCCGATTGGATATTCAGCCGCACTGTCAACGTTCTCAAATATTAGAGGTTTTGACGCTTCTGACGTTGACCTTATGATATTTGATGAATTTATTCCAGAGCGTCACGAAAGACCAATTAAGAATGAATTTGAAGCTCTTATGAACTGTTATGAAACCGTAAACAGAAACAGGGAGCTTCAAGGAAAGAAACCTGTACAACTTCTTTGCTTAGCAAACTCAAACGATGTTGCAAACCCTGTCTTTATTGGTTTCAATCTTGTCAAGAAAGCAACCGAAATGTTAGAGAAAGGTAGAGAAGTCTATCAAGACAACCATCGGGGCATCTGCCTGTACATGTTACAGAAGTCACCAATTTCAGAAGAAAAACGTAACACAGTTCTGTATAAAGCAACAGAAGGAACACGTTTTTCTGAAATGGCACTGGATAACAAATTCTCTTTCAATGACATGGGCAATGTAGGAAGCAGACCTATCAAGGAGTTTGTTCCTGTGTGTGCAATATCGAAAATCTGTGTTTACCGACACAAATCCGACGGCACATATTATGTCTCTATGCACAAGGCCGGAAGTCCCCCACAATATTCCGATAGCGAAGCCGATATTCAGAGGTTTAAGCGGATGTATGGATGGCTTTGGGAAGCCTATATGCAACAGAAAATAACATTTGAGGAGTATCTTTGTGAAAACCTGTTGACAAAGTATCTCCGATAGTGCTATTTTAATAATCGAGAAGGGGGTTGCACGAAGTCACAGCCGGAAGCTGGTGCATGCCCTTGACTGGGGCAAGAAACCCCCTTCTCAATCTAAAATCCGGCTACAAGGAGAATGATATGGACGCTGCAACTATTACCCAGCTTGTTAGCAATCTTGGTTTCCCCATTGTTTGTGTAGGCGTTATGTTTTGGATGCAGAATAAAGAGCGAGAGGCGCATGCGTCTGAAAGTGAGCGTTGGACTGAGGTTGTTAAGGAGAACACAGAAGCCCTGCGAGATTTGAAAGAGGTTGTAAGTCTCTTAAAGGAAAAGGTGAATTATGGGAGCACGGAAGGAAAGTGAAATTGCGGTATCTATTCCCCTCGAAGATATTGACCGCATTGAAATCTACAATAACAAGTTAATTAAAAGCAAGAAATCATACAATCGCATGTTGATGTCCACAATTATTGCGGAAACTGGTGCTGACTATGCAATTAATGGCACGTTGTATAACATGAGGAACGGCAAACCTGTTTGTCCGCTACGTGTAGATGGAACAAGCATGTATGAGGGGCCATACAAATATCGTGGCTATGTCTGGGATGACCCTAGCAATTTCCACATGGATTTAGTTCCAAATAATGGCTTTATGAATTATATTGCATGTTCCGAAATTCTTAGGGGTGGCGAAGTAAATAAGCGCCCTATCTATAATGTAGCACAGGGAGGCAGACGAGGCAGAACTGCAATCGGAACTAAAGTAATTGACGGTAAAACTCGTCTTTGCCTGTACGCAAGCAAAGACGGGACAAGAGCAAGGAAAACACCTGAACAGCTTGCTAGTCTGTTGAAGTCCTACGGCTGGCGTGATGCTGTTATGCTGGATTGCGGTGGCAGTAGTCAGGCATACTTTGATAGGGAGAAGCGGCAAGTGTATTCTATGCGGAGAGTTCCGCATGTAATTTTAATCTATCTAAAGAAAGGAAGAAAATAATATGAGCATTACAGAAATCATTAGACGTGGATTTACAAATGGCGATTCCTATGCAGTCATTAATAAAGCTCTTGCGGATGCTGGTTTCAATTTGAAACTCACTCCCCGTGAGAATAGTGGTTGGACTGAGCAGGAAATGAAAGATGGGTTCAACGCTGGCGAGTCTGCAATCGTTCCTACTACGCTTGCTGACCTTATGAAGCGAGATGTTAGCATGGCTGGTCGGGAGATTGACATGTTGTGTAAAGAGGGTAAGTATAAGATTACCTGGGACGAAAACGGATATGCTATTAAGGCGGTGAGACAGAATGTTTAAACCGGAAGAAATTCTGACCCTTGCAAAAGCGGGATTTACTGCACAGCAGATTGCAGGACTTTCTATGGTGGCTAATCAGCCAGCACCTACTCCGGCACAGCCTGTTCCTACTCCGGCACAGCCTGTTCCTACTCCGGCACAGCCTGTTCCTACTCCGGCACAGCCTGTTCCTACTCCGGCACAGCCTGCTGACCCAGTACTTGCAGAGTTGCAGAAGCTGACTGGACTTGTTCAGGGCAGTAACATTATGAATGTGAATCAGCCCAAAGTTCAGACCCCCGAAGAAATTCTTGCGGAGATTATTAATCCCGCACCGAAAGGAGATAAATAATTATGCCTAATGTAAATGATATGACTGTTTTTCAGGCTGGTACTATCTTGCAGAGCCTTGTTAAACAGGCAACTGGACAGGCGGTAATTGCCGCTAGCACTCCTGGCGAGTTCGTCAGTGTAGCACAGACCGCACTAAAGACCGGGTACGACCCTATTTTGAACGCAATGTCTCAGATGTGGGGCAGAACGATTTTCAGCATTAGACCCTATAGCCGTAAATTCTCCGGACTTGAAATGTCTATGGAGCGTTGGGGCAATGCAGTCCGTAAGCTGTCTATTGCAGATAAGCCCATTGAGGACGATGCCCGGTTCATTTGGCCTGTTGGCTATGATAGCACCAAAGCACCTAATGCGCTTGGCGAAGGCGAAAGTGTAGATATGTACGCCCTGAATAAGCCTGACATTTTGCAGGTCAACTTCTATGGACAGTCTGTCTATGAAAATAGCTATACTATTTTCAAGGATAACATGGATGTCGCCTTCACTAGCGCCGAGGAATTCATGCGGTTCAACTCCCTTGTAACCGGAAACCGTTCTGACAAGCTGGAACAGTACAGAGAGAACATTGCAAGAGGTATTCTTGCCAACTATATCGGGTCTCTGCTGGCTGAGAAGCAGAGTGCGAGAGTTGTGCATCTACTGACGGAGTACAATGAACAGACAGGCCTTAAACTTACTGCACAGAGCATTTATCAGCCCGACAACTTCACAAGCTTTATGCAGTGGGTGTATGCGCGTATCGCAAATATTTCCCGCATGATGACTGAACGCTCCGAAATGTATCAGACAGTTATCAACGAGAAGCACGTCATGCGACATACTCCCGCAAATAAGCAGAAAGTCTACCTGTATTCTAAAGCTATGGATCAGTTTGACGCTATGGTTAAGGCTAACAGCTTCCATGACAACTATCTGAAATACACTGACTATGAGGGCGTGAACTTCTGGCAGTCTATTGAAACTCCTGATTCCATTAGCGTTACTCCTGTATATACCAGCACTACTGGTATCGCTACTACTGGCGAAGCAGTTGAACAGGCTGGTATCTTTGGCGTTATCTTTGACGAGGAAGCACTGGGCTATGCACAGGTGAACAACTGGGCGGCTGTCACTCCTTTCAACGCTAAGGGTGGCTACTGGAACACTTATGACCATGTGAACTTCAGGGCTATCATGGACATGAGCGAGAAGGGCGTTCTGCTGTTGCTTGACTAAGCACTTGGAGGGGTGGGGAAGTATCCTCCTTCCCTGCCCCTATAATAAGGAGGGGCCTATGTTAACAGTAACTCTCTATGAGTTTAGAAAAAGAGAAAACAGCACAAAAAGACCTGATGCAAGTGCTACACAGCGGAACCATCAAGCAGTTCTTAAAATGCCTACAAGCTTGTTAAGGCCGGAAATTACCTTTGATTTTGGGCTAAAGGGAAATCCAACTTTTTATAACTACGCATACATTTCAGATCTTGGGAATAGATATTATTTCATTAGAGATTGGACTGTATCGGAAGGGCATTTGTGGACTGCCCATATGGAAGTTGATGTGCTAGCAAGTTGGAAGGCGAGTATCGGAGCGAGTACGCAATACGTTAAACGTAGCTCTTATACGTTTGATGGCGGAATACTAGACCCTATCTACCCAACAAAGCAACCTCCTAATATCACAGTAACGGAAGATACCAGCCCGTGGACAACTGCCCTTGCAAGTGGTACTTATGTTCTTGGCATTGTGAATAATGCTAGCGGCGGCATGGGAGCGGCTCATTATTATGCGTTCAATCAGAAGCAGATGAGCGCCCTTTTGGAATATCTGCTTGGGGACGTTTCCCTTTATGCGGGAGATATAACAGACATTTCCGAACAGCTTGTAAAAATCTTATTCAACCCTCTACAATACATTGTTTCTTGTGTCTGGTATCCCTTTGAAATCTCTGTACTTGCTGATGGAAGTGTAACACCCTTGTCTAAAACCCCTATCGGATGGTGGGAATTAGATGTTTCGTGCAACCAGCTAAACCGAACAATCAAGTATTTCACAAGTACACTGGATGTGCCTAGACACCCACAAGCTACAACTAGAGGAATCTACCTTAACAAACAGCCGTTTACAACCTATACATTATACTATCCCGGCATTGGCCAGATGGTACTTGACCCATCTTTGATTGTCACAGACAGTCTTTCCATTAACTGTGCTGTTGATATGATTGCCAATCAGGCACGTATCCGCATTGATGCTGGTACTGGTATTGTTACAGTACAATATGGACAAATTGGTGTGCCTATTCAACTAGCGCAGATGGCGAGTAAAGACTTAAATGTTCTTAAAACAATGGGAAGCGGTCTTATCAAAGCGGCGGTTGGCGGAGCAGTTGCCGGGCCTGCTGGTTTGGCTGGCGGAATGTTTGATTTGATTGGTAGTGCCGTTGAAAACGCATATCCACAAACAACTTTGCTTTCTGCCAATGGCAGTCTGGCCTCATTGTACTACACAGTTCAGCTTAGAACTGTTTGCTACCTGCTAGTTGACGAAGATAACGCTGACTTGGGCCGCCCTCTTTGCAAAACACGCAAACTGTCTGACGTGCCCGGCTATCAGATGATTATGCATGCAGATATTGCAATCCCAGGAACTAAAGAAGAAAACCAGATGATTAAGAACTACATGGAATCAGGGTATTTCTATGAGTAGGTGAGAGTATGGCGTGGATTAGCGGAAACAGATACCTTTCCATTTCTGAAATGCAAAACAACGTGGATATTCTCCACTACTTTTTTCGCTCTGCTGGGTGGACTGATAACGCCATTGCCGCAATGCTTGGCAATATGCAATCAGAATCAACAATCAACCCCGGAATCTGGGAAGGTTTAACGCCTCCGGCACCCGGACAAACAAAAGTCGGTTATGGACTTGTCCAATGGACACCGTACACACATTATTCCGATTGGGCCGGAGAGGGTTGGCAAGACAACGGTCAAAAGGAAATGGAGCGGATTATCTATGAGCTAAACAATGGCTTGCAATGGATAAGTACAGACATATATCCAATGACATTTGAGGATTTCACGCTATCGCAGGAAGCTCCTTCTAAGTTAGCGCAAGTTTGGCTTTACAATTATGAACGCCCCGAAGTAAAGCCCCAGCCGATAAGAAGCACGAGAGCAAATTATTGGTATCAATATATTACAGGACAGGAACCGCCAACACCTAGCAATATTCCAATTTGGCTACTATTTAAAATAAAAGAAAGGAGCTGATAACTTGATTGGAAATGGAATCCCTGCAAGCTACGATTATATCAACGTAGCTAATTCAGCAGTAAGCCCATCCACTGTACATTGCAGAAACACGGCGCTGTCACAGTACTTTGCACGTTATCTATTGCAGAAAGCTATGTCTCTGTTTAAGTGGAAACTGCCTGACCATTGGAGCAAAAACTACTTCCTTTATGTGCTGTACTGCTGGGGGTATTTGGCTGTAGTAAACACCAACACCTTTGGAGTTATTCCCCAAGGATGCACTCTTACTGGTTACAATGTTTTCTACCAGCCCACCAATGCAATCATCACTAATCCCCTGTTGCGTGGCAATTTACAGCCAAGAATAGGAAGCCAATGTACAATTATCCGCTTACAGCCTGACTATGGCGGTATCATGGACATTGTGGGCTATTATGCGGATATGCTTGCGCTGTGTGCTGAATCTGTCGGCATGAACTTGATGAATACACACTTGGCCTATGTGTTTGCGGCAGGTAACAAGACCGCCGCAGAAAGTTTCAAAAAGATGTATGACCGTGTTGCAAGCGGTGAGGTATGCACGGTTATCGACAAGAATCTCTATAAGGATGACGGCAGTAAAGCGTGGGAAGCCTTTGAGCAGAACTTGAAGCAGGTTTATATTAGCTCTGACATTCTAAGCGATATGCGCAAAATTGAATCAATGTTTGATACCGACATTGGTATTCCTAACGCTAACACCGATAAGCGTGAACGTCTTGTAACTGACGAGGTGAACGCCAACAACGTTGAGACGCAGAGCAAGTGCGCTATGTGGCTTGAAGAATTACAGGAATCTATCAAAGCTACCAACAATATGTTTGGCCTAGATATTTCTGTTGATTGGCGGTTCCCTGACGCTTACGAAGGAGGTGTTGATAATGTCGGCGACGGTGAGCCTGTTGGGCCTAAAACGCCTAAATGAGGGAATCCTTGGAGAGCTGGTTGTCCCGGAAGGCGTGGACATTGAGCTGGTGAAGGATAACTTGCTTGCAGAGACTGCCGAACTGGAAGTCATTTACCCTGACGCCTATTTCATGCAAGCAATGATTGGGCGATGGAGCGCAAAAGAACTACCTGTATGGCAGAAGCTGTACAACACAACTGTACTTAAATACAACCCAATTGAAAACTACGACCGAAAAGAAAACTGGACAGAAGACGAAAACACAACCAGAAACACAGACAGTGAAGCAACTGGAACCAGTACGACAGAAACAAACGGCACTAGTAAACAGCACCGGGAGAATGAGATTGAACACGGGCAGAATAAATATGTCAGTGCTTACAATGAATCTGACTTCACGCCAACTGAGAGAATGCAGGACAGCCAACAGGACATTGGTGACACTACGCAAGAAGATGAAGGGAACGTTAATGTCACCGCTAAAAGCGGAAATGTCACCGATGAAACTGGCAAGAGACTACTTGACAGAGAGGGCAAGATTAGCGGCAATACAGGATTCTACACTAAACAAAAAATGATTGAGCAGGAACGGCAAATTGCAGAATACAATATAATAGACGTTATTATCAACAGTTTCAAGAATAGGTTCTGTCTACAAATCTATTAAGGAGGTATTGTTATGGGACTATTTGAACAGTTTCCCTATGCAAATTTCCATGAGTTGAATCTGGACTGGATTCTAAAGAAAATCAAAGAACTCGACGAGAAAGTTGACAGCATTGAGGACAGAATCTTAAAGGAAGCTAACGCCTATACTGACCAGCAGATTGGGCTGTTGCGGCGTGACTTCGCACAGCTTGAAGCGGAATTTGAGGCCTTCAAATCTGACATTAACGCTCAGTTTGCCGCTTACACTGCTAAGCAGGACAAGGCTTTTGCTGACTATCAGAAACTCGTAAATGCACAGATTGCACTACTTGAGCAGGAAATCAGAGACGCGAGAGCAGAGCTTAAAACTATGTTGCGGCAGGCTAATGCTTACACGGATGCAAGTATTGCCATGTTACTGTTGCAGTTGCCGGACATTATCACAAAGAATATCAAAAACGCAAAAGTTTATAACCTGCTAACTGGTAAGTATGTGACCATTCAGGCGATGTTTGATTTCCTTTGTATGTTCCATGCCCCTGACGCCCTGACTTGTGGAGAAATGCGTGACAGGAATAACACCTGTACGCAGATTGTCACTTACAATAAAACTTGTCAGGAGTTTATCACTGACGCAAAGAACTTTGTTGTTCAGCATTAATTTAAGGAGGTATTCTTATGAGCACTCAGACTGAACACTTGAAACTTGACCTGCGTGAAGCCGCTGACATTTTCAACCCCTTGAACACCAATGCGAACTTTGAGAGTTTGGATAACATTATCTATGAAATCCAGACTAAAGGCGGTGTGCCTACTTACACCACTACTGCATCCGCTAACCTGTTGAAGCTGTCACAGAATCCTACGCCTAATGTGACTGTATTCAAGTTCGTTGCGGCTGGTGATGCTAACACTTGGAGTTATCAGGAAACTGTCAACGACATTGTGGCGCTGGACGGCAGTAAGAAAACTGTCAAGGGCGGCGAGATGTATGTCGCATGGGTGAATTCGGCTAATGCTATGGTTGTTATCGCATGGCCTGATGTGGTCAATGCACAGACCTTCAACGGCAAAGGCCCCGCTGAATGGGCTACTAAGGCTCAGCTGGATGCTGTAAATCAGACGGCGGCTAATGCTACGCAGACGGCACAGGCGGCGGCAACCGTGGCGAATCGGGCGCTAGAAACAGCAACCGGTAAACCTAGTTTTCAGCTGGTAAAGGAATTTGACCTTTCTACGCTTGGAAATAATGAAATGCTTGAAGTCCCGACTGTCACAGAGCCTAAAGCACTTGCAATCACATTCAGAAATCCTAGCGGCTATGGTAAGACAAGCGCATTTATCGCAATTAAAAGCGGAATTTCTGAGACAATAGATGTCGTTGGATTTGGAGACTATGCAACGAATCCCCGCTTTTTGGGGCGCCAGTTCATTGTTACGCCGGGAGCACCTACAACCATTATCACGGCTAAAACGGGCTATGAAAATAAGCCCGGTG